TACGGTCGCTCGGCCGCCGATCTGCTGCCGCTCGTGGACGAGGGCAGCGCCGGCATTGACGAGCTCGGTGACAAGCTCGAACGCCTCGGCGGCATCATCTCCGGCGACACCGCCACGAAGGCGATGCAGTTCAATGACAACCTGGATGATCTCGGCACGGCCGCGCAGGGCCTTGGCCTGGCCATCGCCGCCGAGCTGCTCGGCCCGCTGAACGACCTGACCGGGGATCTCGTCGAGCTGGCCCAGCAGAAGGAGACCGCGGAGGGCATTGCCTCTTTCGTGCGGGGCATCGGCACGGCCGTGGTCTGGACCGCGCAGGCGGTTGCTTCCACCGGGAATTTCCTCACCGGGTTGGGCGAGGATATCGCGGCGTTCCTCGGCGGCGCCGGCGGCGAGAAGACGCTGGAAGAGCTGTACGAGCGGCTGACCGATCTGCAGCTGCGCCGCTCGCAGGCGAACCCGCGCCGCCCCGACGTGATAGCCCAGATCGACGCCGAGCTCGAAAAGGTCTACGGGCTGATCAACCTCTACGAGGACCTCGAAGAGACGCAGAAGGCGGGCGGCGCTGCCGCCGAGAAGACGGCCGAGACGCGCGAGGACGCCGCCGACAGCGCCGATGAGCAGGCGATCAGCGAAGAAGAGGTAGCTGCCGCGCTGCGCGCCGGTGCGCGTGCAAGCGAAGAGGCTGCGCGCGCCGCCGAGCGGCGCCAGAAGGCCATCAGCGATCTGATCGCCAAGCTCGAAGAAGAGGTGGCCACCCACGGTAAGGCCGAGAGTGCCACGGTCGATTACCAGCTCGCGCAGCTCGGCGCCACGCAAGTCGAGCGCGAGCGGGCTGGCGCGCTGGCCGACACCCTCGCCAAGCTGAAGGAAAAGGAAGCCGCCGACAAGCGCGTCAAGGACCAGCTCCCGGATGTGCAGAACGAGCTGCTGCGCCTGCAGGGCAACGACGCGCAGGCCATCGAGAACCAGCTGCGCGAGCGCTTCGCCCAGCTGATCGCCGACCTCCAGCTGCTGGGCAATGCCGCGGGCGTGGAGATCGTCGAGAAGCTCATCAACTTGAGTCTTGCCGATGCCCGGCTCAACGAGCTCAAGGCCCGCATCGCCGAGGTGGCCGGCGCATTCGACCAGGCGCAGCAGAACGCCGCCAACCGTGTGGTCACCGGAGACCAGAGCGGCGGCGCAGCGCGCAACGACGTGGGCGTGGCAGGAGACGCCGCCATCGCGCAACTGCGGGCCTACCGCACCGAACTCGAGCTGCTGGCCAGCCAGGGCGCGCCGGGTGCCGTTGAGGCGCTGGACAGTCTCGATGACAAGATGCAGGACATCGCCGCCCAAAGCGCCGGCGGCCTCACCCGGGCAATCCAGGATCTGCGCAAGGAAATGGCGCAGATGCAGGAGGACTTCGCCGGGGACGCCATCGGCGCGCTGCGCGATGGATTGACCGGCCTGTTCTACGACCTCGCCGAGGGCAGCAAATCCGCGAAGGAAGCCCTCAAGGACTTTGCCCGTGGCTTTGCCTTGGCGATGGTCGAGATCGCCGCGCGCGCCCTGGCAACGATGCTGATCCTGCAGCTGCTGGACACGCTCTTTCCGGGCGCCGGGAAGCTGGCCGCCGCCTCGGGCAACCTCGCGGCTGGCGTGAAGCACACCGGCGGCATCGCCGGCGGGGGCGGCACGACGCGCCAGGTGCCGCAATGGCTGTTCGAGGGCGCGGCGCGCTACCACGCCGGGGGCATCGCCGGCGCGTCGCCGCTGAAGCCCGGCGAGGTGCCCGCGATCCTGCAACGGGGCGAGGAAGTCATCACGCAGCAGGATCCCCGGCACACCTTCAACGGCGGCGGCTCGGGCGGCGGCGTGCAGAACGTCCGCATCAACCTGATCGACGACCGCGGCAACATCGGCGACTACATGAGCAGCGCCGACGGCGAGCGGGTGCTGCTCGAAACCCTCGAGCGCAACAGCATGCGCGCCCGCACCGTGCTGGGGGTGGGCTGACCCATGCCGACCCTATGGCCCTTCAAGCCAAACGGCCCCGTGCTCGAGCGCCTGGAGTGGATGACCGACGTGCTCGAATCGAGCAGCGGCGTCGAGCAACGCATCGCCCTGCGCCGCTACCCGCGCCGCTACTTCGAGTTCGACATCCTGCTCGACGCCGCGGCCGCGCGCACCGCCGAGAACCTGCTCGCCGGCAATGGCAATGGCGAGTGGTACCTGCCCGTATGGATGGACGCCGAGCCGCTGGCCGCGACCCTGAGCGCCGGGGCAACGAGCGTGCCCGCGGGCGCCAGCGTGCGCGACTACACCGCCGGGAACATGCTGCTGCTCATGGGCAACACCGGCGCCGGGAACGAGGGCGTAGTCGTGGACACCCCAGGCAGCAGCGCCGTGACGCTCGCCGCCCCGACCGCCGCGACGTGGCCCGCTGGCAGCCTGGTGGTACCGCTACGCACGGCACGCCTGCCCGCGAGCCTGAGCGTGTCCCGCTTCACCGGCGCGAGCCTTTACGGGCGCCTGCGCTGGCAATGCGTGGACGCGACCGACTGGAGCACCGCGACCGAAACGACATACCGCAGCTATCCCGTCATGACGCACCGCACGAACTGGGACCAGGACCCGACGCGCGAATACGCGACGAAGCAGGCCGTGATCGACTCGGGCGTCGGCGTGCCGCGCTGGATCGACATCGCCGCCACCCCCATTGCCGTGCAGAACCACCGCTGGCTATGCGACGGGCGCGCCGAAATCGACGCCATGCGCCGATGGTTCTTCAGCCGCCGCGGGCGCCTGGCGTGCTTCTGGCTGCCCTCCTGGGGCCGCGACCTCGAGGTGCAGGCGACCATCGGCGCCAGCGACACCACCATCGACGTCGAGCATTGCAGCTACACCGACCACATCGCGCAGGCCGTCGGGCGGCGCGACATCCGCATCGAGCTGACCGACGGGACGGTCTATTACCGCCGCATCACCGCGAGCGCCGAGATCGACGCCGACACCGAGCGCCTGACCATCAGCAGCGCCCTCGGCGCGAGCGTGAGCCCCGCGAGCATCTACGCGATCAGCTTCATGCACCTGGCGCGGCTGGATACCGACGCCGTCGAAATCGCCTGGCACCGCTGGGACGTCGCCGAGGCCGTGTTCACCGTGCGAGGCATCCGCAATGACCTATGAGGCCCACGAGACCAGCCACCAGAACGGCGAGCCGATCGAGCTCTACACCTTCACGCGCGGCGGCGTGGTGATCGGGCGCTACACCAGCAACGACGAGGCCGTGACCGTGGGCGGCTACACCTATTCGACCTGGCCCGGCGGCATCAAGCGCGCCGAGGTGATCGTGACGACCGAGCAAGGCCGATCGAGCCTGCGCCTGACCGTGGCGCGCGACTTCCCGATAGCCGAGCTGGTACACCTGCGCCCGCGCACCGGCATCATCGGCGTGACCATGCAGCGCTACCACCGCGCCGACGCGAGCGACCTTGCCGCCGTATGGCCCGGCGGGCGCGTGCTCATGGCCAAGCGCACGCGCACCGGCATGCGCGAGCTGATCTGCGAGCCGCGCAGCGTGAGTTACCAGCGCAACGGGCTGACCCGCAAGTGCGGGCGCAACTGCCAGCACACCCTCTACGGGCCGCGCTGCCGGCTGACTCAATCGGACTGGGGCTACGCGACCACCATCGCCACGATCAGCGGCAACGTGCTGACCGTCGCCGCCGTCGAGTCGGGCATGCCCTACACCGGCGGCATCGTCGAGCGGGTGAGCGGCGGGATCACGGACGTCGCCTACATCGTCGAGGCGACTGGCACCGCTTTAACGCTCGATATTGCCCTCTACGGCGCCGCGGTGAGCGATGCCGTGACCATCTACCCCGGCTGCGACTGGACGATGGCGACGTGTCATGGCGTTTTCGCCAACAGCGCGAACTACGGCGGGCGCCTGCACATCCCCGAGAAAAACCCCGTCACCGAGAGCGCCTTCAGCTGATGGAATTCCTCGCCTACCTGGCCGTGATGATCGTCGGATCGCTGATCGCGGTCGCGCTCGCCCCGAAACCGCCAAAGCAAAAAGCCCCGACCCTGGCGGACTTCGACCTGCCGACCGCCGAGGAAGGCCGTGCGATCCCGTGGATTTTCGGCACCTACAAGATCACCGACCCGAACTTCATCTGGTACGGCGACCTCGAGGTGCGCACCAAGACCAAGGACAAGGTCAAGACGCGCATCTACCGCATGGGCACGCAACAGGAGTTCTGCATCAGCCCCGTCGACGCCCTGGTCGCGCTCGAATACGGCGGCAAGGATTGCGGCATCACCGAAGTGACCGCCAGCGGCCAGATCAGCATCAACCTGCCCAACCTGTTCGGCGGGCGCGACGCGGAGGGCGGGATCGACGGCGACTTCGACGTGTGCTTCGGCGAGCCGACGCAGGCCGTGAACGACTACCTGCTCGCGCAGCTCGGCGCGCCGCTGAGCGCCTTTCGCGATTCGCTGACCCTCGTCGGGCGCAAACCGTCGTGGGTGGCTAACTCGACATACATCAAGCCCCTGCTGCCGACCGTGCGCTGCATCACCGCGGGGTGGGAGGACGGCGCGTGCTGGTATCCAGAGACAGCCATCGTGCCCGACCGTGAGCTGGGATCCGCGGAGTATGACGCGCTGGTCGCCACAGTTAACGATGGCGCGGGCCTTGATTACTGGTGGAAACTCAACACGGCATTTGCAGCCGACGGCGACACGGAGGCCTCGGTCGGCAACGCGGGTGCTCTCGCGATCAAGCGCGAGGCGGCGCAATACTACGGCTATGACACCGTGATTGGCGGCGCGGAAGGGCTGACGTGCGCAACTGGCGACGACGCTGCCGTACAGTTCACCGAGTATGCGGAAACGGTAAATGGCGCGCTGACCGTGCCCTATTTCCTGGACGGCACCGAGTCGTTCACCATCGGAGTCTGGGTGCAATCCGACGTTGCCCTGCGCTACGACGTGTTCGGCACGAACGCGGACGGCCCCAGCGCGCTTTACCAGGGCATCTGGCTCACCGTTAATGCGGACGGGTCGCTATACCTTCAGTGGGGCGACGGGCTGGGCAACGTGCATACAAACCGACAGTCGTTTCAGAGCGCGCCGGGTATCGTCGGGCTGACGGACCGGCACTTTTTTGTGCTCGCGTGGGACGCCATCGCCCTGACGGACAAGATCAAGCTCTACTGCGACGGTGAGCGCGTCGCTTTGTCCTATGAAAGCGGAAGCGGCGCGGCCATCGGGTGGGATTCGACGGGGACTAATCCACGGATCGGGTTCGGCGCACGCTACACGATGATCGCTGGAGAAGACCGCCTTTATGGGCGCCTCGACGAGGCATTTCTGCACCTTGGCGTCATGAGCGCTGAGGACATCGCGGCCCTGTACCACGCCGGCACGTGCAATGGTGGCGACGGATGGGACATGAACCCCGCGCACATCATCTACAAAGCCCTCACGAGCACGGACCAGGGTGCCGGTGAGCCAAGCGCGACGCTCGACGACGCAAACTTCCGGGCGGCAGCCCTGACCTTCTATACGGAGGGATGCGGGCTCAGTTTCCAATGGCGGAACGAAGGCCCGATCTTCGATTTCGTGGCGGAAGTGTGCCGTCATGCGGGCGCGGTCCTCACCCTGGACCCGAGCACCGGCCTGACGAAGCTGGTGCCGCTGCGTGACGGCTACAACGTCGACTATCTCGACGTGCTCACGGAATCGGATGTGATCGAGGTCGTCGAATGGCAGGACGCCGCCGACGGAGAATCGGTCAACGAGGTTACGGTCGAATACCGCAAGCGCGACGGTAGCAAGGGCACGGCGACATGGGTCAACCGCGCCAGCGTGCAGGAGCAGGGCGTAAGCCACCAGACGATCGCATTCCCCGGCATCACGTACCACACTCTCGCCCTTCGCGTGGCCAAGCGCGAGTGCATGCAGCGCTCGAGCAATCTCAGCCGCGGAAAGCTGAAGGTCAACCGCAACGCCTGGGACAAGCTGCCTGGCGAAGTGTTCCGGTTCTCTCACGGCGCAGAGGGCATTGACGAGCTTGTTGTACGGGTGATCGACATAGACCTCGGCACGCTGACCGATGGCGAGATCACCGTGACGGTGATGCAGGACATTTTCAGCCTGGACGATGTGCTAACCGACGTCGCCGACCCGGGCGGCGGGTGGACCGCACCCGATACCGCGCCCGCCGCGGCCATCGCGCAAGACGTGATGGAAGCACCCTACTGGCAGCTGCTCGGCGATCTGGGCGCAGCCGAAACCGCAGCCCAGGCGCCAGGCGCCGGGTACGTGGTCCCGCTGATCGGCAAGCCGACGGCACTGTCGACCGAGTACAACGCCTGGGCGCGGATCAGCCCCAACGCCTACGCCGAAACGCTGACGGGCGCGGCCTTCGCCCCGACCGCCACACTGACCGCGGCGCTCGACCGGTCGGCGGATTCCGACATTGACCTTACGGCACCGGTCGACCTCGACCTGGTAGAACCCGGCTGGATCGTGGTGATCGGCACCGGCACCGCGGCCGAGCTGTGCTACGTCGCCGTCGTCGACGCCACGCTCGCCGAAATCAGCATCCTGCGCGCACGGATGGACACCACGCCGCAGCTGCACGCGGCGGGCACGCGCGTGTGGTTCCTGGACGCGAGCGCGTTGGACTGGCCGCGCATCCCGGATGAGTTCGCCGCCGCCGACGCCGTCGACGTGAAGGCGCAGACCGCCACCGGCGCCGGCCTGCTCGACATCACCGCCGCGACTGCCGCGAGCATCACGCTCGGCTCGCGCCAGGTGCGCCCGTACCCGCCCGGAAACATCGAGATCAACGGCGAGGCTCACCCCGAGTTGCTCGAGGGCGCGCTCACCGTGACTTGGGCGCACCGCGACCGGCTGGTTCAGGGGCTCACGCTGGTCTCGCAGTACGACGCGACCGATTACGGGCCCGAGGTCGGGACCACCTACAACGGATTGATCTACGACGACGCCACCGACGCCCTGATCGCCAGCTCGAGCGGCATGACCGGCACGAGCTGGTCGCCGACCGTCACCTCGAGCGGCGTTCTACGTCTTGAGCTTGAAGCCGCGCGCGACGGCTACGCGAGCTGGCAGCGCCAGGTGCGCACCTTCACCTTCATCGCCGACCTGGCGCGCATCGTCGTAAGTGGCGACCCGCGCGAGACCGCCGCCGGCGCCATCCGCGACACCACGGGGTAACACATGGGCAAATCAATAGGGCAACTGACCGCCGCCGGCTCGCTCGCCGGCACCGAGTTGATCGAGATCCAGAAGCTATCGGCGACGGTGACGATTACCGCCGCGACGATCAGCGCAGCGGCCGCGGACAACAGCTACAACGACTCGGGAAGCGGATTCGTATCCGCCGGGTTCACCGTAGGCATGCACGTGCGCGTCTCCGGGTTCATCGGCAACGCCGCGAACAACATCACCGATGCGGTGGTGACCGCGGTCACGGCGAGCAAACTGACCATCGGCGGCACCGACGGCGACGTGATCGTCGACGACGCGGCGGGGGAATCCGTCACCATCACCGCGTGGGAGAGCGTCTACGCCACGGCAGATCAGTTGCTCGCTGCCATCGACGCCGCGGACGTGACCTACACGCCCGCCGATGCAACCGATTGGGACGCCGACACCGACCCCGGCAACGTCGATGACGCGCTCGACCAACTCGCGAACCGCATGGTCGCCGCGGAGGCGTTCACCCTGGCGGATGACTCGGTCACGAATGTCAAGTTGGCCGAAGTCGCCACCGCGACGATCAAGGGCCGCACCACTGCGGGCGCCGGCAACCCGGAGGACCTAACCGCAGCGCAGGCCGCCGCCATCCTCCAGGGTGACGGGCTCACGGCGACGCTGGCAGGATTCCGCGGCATCCCGCAGAACAGCAACAGCGCGGATTACACCTGCGTCGCCGCCGACGCCGGTAAGCACATCCTGCATCCCGCCGCCGACGCGAACGCGCGGATCTTCACCATCCCGGCGAACGCGAGCGTCGCCTTCCCGGTGGGGACCACGATCACGTTCGTGAACCAGACCTCGCAGGTGGTGAGCATCGCGATCACGACCGACACCCTGACGCTCGCCGGCAGCACGACGACCGGCACGCGCAGCCTGGCGCAGAACGGGGTGGCGACCGCGATCAAGGTGGCCTCGACAAGCTGGATCATCAGCGGCGCGGGGCTGACCTGATGAGCGCGATACAGCAGGCCCTATTGATGGCCGCGGGCGACGCGGCAGGCGATCCCGACTTCGGTGACGTGGCGTTGCTTCTGCACGGCGACGGCACCAACGGCAGCACGACGATCACCGACAACTCGACCAACGGCTATTCGCCGACGGTCGGCGGGTCCGCGCAGATCAGCACCGCGCAGAGCCTGTTCGGCGGGGCCAGCCTGTCGTTTGACGGGTCGTCCGCTTTCATCCGGTATGCAGATACAGTGCCGCTTGCGCTCGGGGCCAACAACTTCACGGTCGAGGTGGCCATCCGCCCGGCAAGCGTGTCTGGCTACAGATGCATCGCGGAGTATCGGTCGGCGTTTTCTGCGCACGGTTGGACGCTTTATCAAGACAACTCGACGCTGTACTTTCAGGCCGGCGACGATAACACGAGTGGCTGGGAGGTCTCTTTGTCGGCCGTGTCGGCGCTGTCCACCGGCACCTGGTATCGGATTGCAGTTACCCGCAACGGGGCTACGTGGAGGCTTTTTGTCGATGGCGCACTTGTGGACTCGACGTCGTCGTTGGCCGCTATCCAACTCGTGTTGGGGACGCCATATCTTACATTCGGGAAGTTTTATAACGACTCTGGGTACTACTCCGGCCACATGGAGGAGATAAGAATAACCAATGGCACTTGTCGGTATGCGGCGGCCTATACGCCGGCGGATGAAGCATTCCCTGACTCTTAGCGGGCCAGTGGCACAAGAGTGGCACACGCCCTAGTGTCGCCTGCTCAAATCGCCCGCAAATTCCCGGTCAATATCCTCTGTGTAGCGCCGATCCATCATCGGTGCCACGCAGAATCTGTGGCTCCCGTAAGCCGTTGATTCTGCGCTAAGTTCCCGTCCCGCCTGCACTTCCTGCCTCGCGCCTCTTTCCAGCTTTCCCCGCCTTTGCCATCCTGCGCCCACTTTGACCCGCTGCCAGTGCCACATCCCGTGCCACACGGCGGCGTGTGCCACCGGGGGCGAGCATGGCGACCATCCAGACCCGCAAGCGCAAGGACGGCAGCGTGGGCTACACCGCGCGCATCCGCATCAAGCGCGCGGGCGTGATCGTACACGAGGAGGCCAAGACCTTCGACGGGCGCCGCTACAAGCGCAATGTCAGCGCGCGGCATGGCCATCTCCCTCCTCCTCGCCCTTGCGGGCAGCTAGTGCGGCTTTTGCTATTTCCTTCAGATAGTTCGGGTCGTTGGATAGTGTTGTCGCCATCGCCCCGTTTAGCGTTGCCCCAACCGGCAGCGCACGCTTCATCGCGCTGATCGGGTTGGCGATTTTTTCAAGTGCCACTATGCACTCAGCAAGCTCGGCGCGCAGGCGGTCGCGCTCCGTCGCGTATTCACTGGCTATGGCAATGTGGCGCTCGATGTCGTGACGCAGGCGCTCGATCTCGCGCACTGCTGCGTGTTCGCGTTCTGTTTTCGGCTGCCTTGAGTCGAGAAGTTCGGCAATCAATTCGCAGTGTGGCCGTGCCTGCTTGGCGTCTTGAATTTCCATCACTCACTCCTTGCTGCTGGATGGGCGGCGGGGTCTGTACAATCACTGTCAGGTGGCAATTCCTGCCGGACGTGCCACATGCCAGAAACACGCGGCTTCCCGTCGGCAACAACCTGCTCCGCTGTCATGCGTGCCGGGATATTGCGAATCTCTGCAATTCGGCTTTCGTCACCCCGCCAGAACTCGCTGTCACCGAGGATTTCATTCTTTACTTCAACAATGATCGTCATATTTCCTCCGGGTGGCTTGCCACCTAACAATTCATTCAAGCCGACGCCGTTCCGGCGCGGCTTAATTCAGGCGTTGGGCGTCATCCGTGCTTCGGCCCGAAGGCGTCGGCCCGCATTTCCGCATCGTGTTCCGCGCGCCGCGCTTCTTGCGCCTCGTTGTATTCGGCCTCGTAGGCGTCCGCTGCCGCATCCAGGCTGCCCTGGTTGATATGCAGCCCTTCCAGCGGGTGCTGCCCTTCCTGCTCTTGCAGATGCTTGATCCAGTCGGTATCGCTCCATCCGACAGGCGTGGGCGGCCTCTGCGCATCATTCCCCGCCTCGTGCTTATTCTGCTTTGAGGCGCCGCATCCGGTGTCACCGCCAAGCGTCCCAGCGGGCACAATCAGCAGGCCGTGCACGTCGCTGCCCACGTCATATGCATTGCGCCGCTTCCCCGTCCAAGGATCGAAAAGCCATGCAGCGACCCCGTGCCAGTTGCGCCATTGGGCCGCGTGGC